AAGGAGCAAGGCAAATGCCTTCGATTACCCAGTTCAACGACTTCATGCAGTCCACCGGGCCTGCGTACCTGAAGTCCGCCGATGCAGTCATCAACGAGGCCGTCAAGAACAACTACGTCCTCTCCCGCATGCTGAAGGAGAAGGCCAGCGAGACGCTGGTTCAGGGCGGTACGTCCATCAAGGACGTGATCGTCTTCGACGACGCCTCGACCTACCAGAAGTACCAGCCCAACGACACGTTCACTTGGAACAACCCGCAGGTCACGGACACCCTGTCGGCCCCGTGGCGCTTCTCGATGGACTACATGTCGTGGACTGATCAGGAGGTCGAACTCAACGACGGCGACGCCAAGGTCATGTACAAGCGTCTTAAGCGCGTCAAGGAGATGCGCATGTGGACTTCCATGCTGAACGGCATGGAGAACGACCTGTGGGCCAGCCCCTACGCCAACGCCGGGAACATGGAGACTGGCGGCAAGGAGCCGTACTCACTTCCGTCGTTCATCACGGAGACGATCACGAACTCGACCGCTACGCTCGGTGAGCGCGGCATGATTCCCGCCGGATGGGGTACGACCACCATCCTCGGCATCAATCCGCAGAACGATCCCCGCTGGTCGAATCAGGTGTCGTTCTACAGCCGTCAGGCTGACGTGAACAGCGCGGTGACCGCGAAGGCCGCTGGCGACTACACGGGCCACAACGCGAACGCCAGCATCGTCCGCAACGTCTACAGCCTGTTCGGCGCGTTCGACGACATGTACCTCAAGGTGCAGTTCAAGGCTCCCCTGACCCAGCGTCAGTACTTCGAGGAGACGAACTTCCAGCGGCAGATGATCCTCTGCTCTAAGGATGGCATCAACTTCTACAAGCGCGGCCTCCGTGCGACCAATGACATGCTGGTCAGTCCGCAGGACAGCGCGTACAACACCCCGACGTTCTCCGGCATTCCGCTGGAGTACTGCGCCAACCTCGATACCGCTGCTATCTACCCGGCAGTCGCGGCTGGCGTTTCGGACGGATCTGTGTCTGATCGTAACGGAAAGACCATTGACAGCGCCAGCACCGAGTTTGGCGCTGCCACCGTTGACAAGGGCGCGCGTTTCTGGTTCGTGAACGGCGCGTACCTCACGCCGATCTTCCACAGCACCCGCTACATGAAGAAGCACGACGTGATGCGTCACCCGAACCAGCCGTTCACTTGGGTGCAGCCCGTCGATTGCTGGTGGAACCTGTTCTGCAACAGCCGCCAGCGTCACGGTATCGTCGCCCCGCTCCGCGTCTCCTGATGAAATCACGGGGGCGGGAGCGATCCCGCCCCCTCTACCACACAAGGAAGGACACACACAATGATTCTTGCTCCCAACAACGGTGCGCTCGGGATCCAGCCCGCTGGCACCTCCGCGCGCTGCATCAACCGCGATTCCACGGCAGTCGTCGTCGGAAACGTCGTCATCACGTCGTTCAACCACTCCAGCGTCATCTATCCTCCCGCGGAAACCGTCGCGAGTTTTGAACTCTCGCCGTTCTCCTGCGTGAAGTTGGCTGAAGGCGATGTCAATGCCTCGTCTGGTGACGGCTCGCACTCGAACGCCGGATACATCGGCGTCGTCACCTCCCTTCCGTCCGGTTCGGGCGCGCAGGGTCAGGTGGTCAACGTGCAGTTCGGCGGCATCGCCACCGCTCTTGTCCGCGCGACGACCAACAACGTCGTCGTCGGCAGCAAGTTGTTCCTGTCCGATACGGCTGGTCGTTTCGGCAACGAGGCCGATTCGGCAAACCCGGACACGACCGTCGCGATCTCGCTTGGCGCCGTGACGGCTGCGGCGTCTGCGAACATTCCCGTTCTGCTGTTCAACGGCCCGATTGATGGCACGGCTACGGCCCTGACCTGATCTGACGCAACCATTCACCACTGGCCGGGGAAACCCGGCCAGTGGAATTACCCATGCTTACCTACGGAGATCTCAAGAACCACGTCCTGCTTGCCATAGGCGGTCGTCCCTCGACGGCCTCCGGGCAGACCGTTGCGGAACGTCAGGCGGAGATCATCAACACCGCAGGGGAGCATCTGTTCACCCACCCGTGGAAGTTCCGGGAGGCGACCTCGACCGTCACGACGGTCGTGTCGCAGTCATACGTCGCGCTTCCCTCCGACTTCGCTGAACTGACGCAGGTCTGGAAGCAGGATCAGCCTCTGTGGATCCAGTCCCCGGAGGAGGTCGAGACGGCTCGTCAGACCAACTACCCGGATCTGACGTGGCGCGCATACGTCAAGACGGTGCTTCCCACGACGCTTGCCCCGACGCAGTCGTTCCGTCTGGAGTTGTATCCGACGCCGACGAGCGCGGAGTCGCTGAAGATTCTGTACCGAACCGGGTGGCAGTCGGTCACCAGTTCGACGGCGACCTCGGAGGTCATCTCGATCCCGAAGCACGTCGAGGCGACGCTCATCTCGTATGTCCGCGCCGTCGCGGAGGCATACGAGGACGGGCAGCAGAGCCAGCGGTTCGCGGAGATCGAGGCTGGCCCGATCTTCGGCGCGGCCAAACAGAAGGACGGAATGGTGCAGAGCCATTTCGGTCAGGTACAGCCGAACCTGTGGCGTTCCGGAACCCGGAACGGCCCCGGCTTCATCATCCTCAACCCAGTGCAGAATCCCTCGTAAGGAACGACCATGAGCCTCATTGGACTGAATCCCACGATCACCGCAACCCGGACGCTGACTGCCCCGCTGGAGGTGGCGTCCCCGTCCGACATCATTCTTCCGACTTCAGGAAACCTGACGGTCAAGAACGCAACCACCACCGTTCCTACGACGCTTGCCGACGTTGTCGGCAACAACTACGCCGGAAGCCGGATCGTCCTTGGCGCGCGGCTGAACTACGCAAAGATCCAGACGGCGTCGAGCGCAACTGGTGGAACAGTCAACCTGCACGTGATCGGCTGGAACAGGGGAGACGACGGCCTCTGGCGTCCCCAGTTGCTGACGACCTGCACCGTGACCGCAGGAGCGACCGGGACGACCGTGAACGGAACCAGCCGATTCCTCGGCTTGACCTACGTCAAGAACTTTGGGGACTGCAAAATCTACAACGGCAACACTGGTGCTGCCCACGGCGGGTTCATCATCGTCGATCTGTGCGGCGCCGAACTGGTCGAAATCGCGATGAGCGCAGCGTCCGCCCCGACCGCCAACGCCCTCATCGGGTTCATCTGATGCACGCACGCAACCGGACATGGCTGCTCGGCTCTGACCCGGTCGAGCGTTGTCGGCAGCGCACGCTCCCGGTGGAGGGTGGCGACGGCTCCACGCTCTCGCTCGACTTCACCACGGGCGTCCTCGACCCGCGCCTGACGTTCACGCGCAGCACCAACGCCACCTTCATCAACTCGCAGGGGTTGGTGGAGTATGCGGGACAGAATCTCTACTTCAACACCGCATTCGGCGGATTGAGTGGTACGAATCCATCGCTGACTTCCTCCGGCTGGACATACGCATTCTCAACGGGATCTGCCAACTTCCACGGTGATGGCTCGGTGACGATGACTGCAAGCAGCCAGAGAATCGGCATTGCGCGGTCATCAGGATTTACTGGTGCCGGGCGCAGGATCATTGCATCGGTTGACATCCTGACTGTCGGTGACACCGGACTTACGCCGTCGAACTTGTTGACGACGGGTACTTTCACCAACAGCGCGTACTATGTGAACTCCGGGCTGTACACGGCCGGAAATGTGACTGGCCCATGCACTCTGTCGTTCGTGTTTGATAGCCCTACGTCTGGAACTACTGGCGCGTATTTCGGCGTTGGTATGTCTAGCAACTCCACGGCAGAGGTCAAGTTTGCGAATCCGCGACTCAATCTATGGAACGGAGTCGTTCCTGCTCCATACCTAGAAAACACCAGCACGACCGCTGAGCGGCATGACCCCCGCTTCGACTACGACCCGTCCACTACGCCGCCCCAGCCTCGCGGACTGCTGATTGAGGGAAGCGCGATCAATTACATGCTTGAATCAAATAGCCTTACTGGTTATAGCAATTCTGGCATGGCAGTCGTGACGGCTGGAAGCGATAGCAACCCAACGGGAATTGCAAACTCCGCGCTACAGATTTACGCGACAGTAGGTGGAACATTCCACGGTTACTATCGAACTATTACCGCAGGGACGAACACTCAAGTTACGGTGTCGATTTGGGCAAAGGCAAGAACGTACACGCATCTATTTCTTTCCGATCTTGCTAGTGGTCGTGCTGCCGTGCGATTTAACCTTTCAACCGGAGCAACTGATAATAATTTCGGCGCTGGCTACGTCAGCGCAAAAGCAACACCGTTCCCGAATGGATGGTGGCGATGCGAGATGGTCGTGAATGTCACGGCTAGCACCGCATATGGGTGGGCATTCGTTGGAGTGCCATCCGGTGCAACGCTTGGTCAATTTGGGGCGCAGTACACAGGAACAGGAAACGCGGCGGATGGGATCTACTGCTACGGATTCCAAGTAGAAGGCGGCTCCGGCGCATCCTCGTACATCCCGACCGGGGCAAGCACGGGGAGCAGGGCGGTCGATGTCTGCACGATGAGCAACATCACCGCTCTGAACTACAACGCAAACGGCGGCACGCTCTTCGCGCACTTCAGCAACAATACGGAGAACGCAAACTTCGCAGGTTCGATTGGTTTCAACAATGGAGCGAACTACGCGCAGAGACTTCGCTGGGGAAGTGGAAGTTTGACGGGGTCTTATTTCCAGACGAACGGAACGACCACACTCGGTTCCAACTTGGGCGGCTCTCGTACATCATTCGCAAGCGCAAAAGCGGCTACGTCCTACTCGTTCGATGGAACGACAACCAGCACGGCCATGAGCATTAACGGCGCACAGGCAACGACAACGCCGACCAGTTCTGCCGTTTCCGGTGTCTCAATCGCTACCGCGTTTGCGTTGAACAGCGACAACAGCAGCGCAGCGACCGCGTATCCGAGCCTTGCAGTTCGCTCGGTCAAGTTCTATCCAACCGCATTGACAATGGCGCAGATGAACGCAATCACGGCGAACCCCTGACATGGACTACCTACTCCGTTCAAACACAGAGTCCGACCTTGACGATGCACTTATTGCCGCAGGGCTAGCCGAGGAACGCACCGACGAGGACGGCGAGGTCATGGTGCTGCCCGTCATGGGTGTCACGCTCGACCGCATCGGGGCAATCCCTCCCGTCATCGACGAGGAGAACGTGGTGATTCGCCCCGGCGACAATCGCTACCACGCGAACATCCGCGTGACGTTCGAGTTGACGAAGGCGCAGGAGGACGAGTTGCCGACGTTTGAGCCGATCCCGACGATCCCGTATCGCGTGTTCATCTAAAGCCATGACAATCGAAAAGACGAACATCAAGGTAAGCCTGTCCACGGCGAACTGGATCGCGCTCTGCGCGATTGCCCTCACGCTCGTCGGAATGCTCCTTCCCGCGTATCTAAACCACGACCGCCTGCTGATGCAGGTCGTGACGAATCAGGACAGCATCAGCAAGCGCCTCGACAAGATCGAGGAGAAACTGGAAAGGCACGACCGATGAGCGACATCATCAAGAACTCCTCGTGGAAGACCACTGGCGCTGGCATTGCGGCGATCCTCGTCGCGATCGGCGCTGTTCTCACCTCCCTGACCGACAACGACCCGCTGACCGTCCCGGACTGGGGTTCGCTGGCCGCTGCGTGCATTGCTG